TTTAACATTTCGCCAATACATAGCTTCATTTTCATAACCAGCCATTTTTCTTAAGCTATCTAGCTTATCCATAACCCAGTTATAAATCTGCTTTGCTAGTGTTGGTTTTTCTCCTATTAACTCATTAACAAACTCTTGTGTTCCTAGTTTATTTCCTAGTACACTTGCTACTGCTTCTTCATCAATTAGCCTTTGAAGATTGGGATTGTTTCTACCATATCTTTGTACATATATTCTCTCTAAATCCTGTCTCGCTTCTTTATATCCTTCTTTGGTAGAAATATATTTCCTTATATCATCTGGGTCAAGCATATAAGAGCTGTTTTCAGATGATAACAAATCGTGAGTTAATTCATGTACTGCTACGTTTTGTACCAAATCACCTGTATTAGCATTTGGATTAATTACAATTTGTCTTCTGCCATTACCATCAATACTCCAGAAAGCATTTGTGTTAGTATCTGTAAATGGTGTGGGGTCAATCTTAATTTGTACACCCCTTTGATTTAATAGCTTATAAGTGTTCTTTAATGTTTGATTATTAGGGTCTAAATTATTTTCTTCAGCCATTTGATTAAATTGCTCTTCTTGCGTTGTTTGCAATTTGGTTAATTGTTCTTGCATTTCTGCTATTTGTGTATTTAGCTGTTCTTTTTCTTGTGCATCGGCAATACTTTGTTTTCTTTCTTGTAAATGTTCAATAGTATTTTGTAAATCTGTAATATCAGTTTCAATAGTAGTTTCTGTTGGTTCTTCAGTTGTTGTATCTTCGGTTGTGGTTTGGGTGATGTTTGTATTTTGTTGACTATTTATATTATTTTGTTCTTCATTTTCTAAAAGGTGATTTATTATTGTCTCGCTATTTTGTGTTTGTTTTTCGTTAGCTCTTGCATTATTAATATCCATTATAGATACTGGTGCATTTAATACACCACCAACAACAGCTCCGATTATTGCGCTTTCACCAACTTGTTGCCAGTCAATAGTTTCTCCTTGACTATATGTAGCGTTTTTAATAAATGGGTTTAATATTTCAGCTAAGGCTTCTTCTCCACCTTCACCAACCATTCTATAGCCAGCTTTAATTAAAGCGTGAGACAAAGATTTGCTAGCTTGGTCTATACTTTCTTCACCTAAGCTTTTAGCTACTATTTTATCTATTCCACCACCAGAGCTTCCTTTAACACCAGGGATGCCACCAGTAAGCCATTCTGTCGCCACTTCTGTTGCACCATTTAAAATCGCATATTTAGTAGCGTCATCAATATTGGCGTCAGACATTAATGCTTCTTCTGCTCCACTACCTGCACCCCTTAAACCAACAGTACCCCAGTTTACGCCACTTAATACTTTACTTGCAACACTTCCGGCTTTAGTAAGGTTCCCTGCCATACCTAAAGCTAAGTTAGGTATTTGTCCGCCTATACCTTCTACCGCCTTACCTAAAATATTGTTTCTTTTAACTATTGTATTGTTTTCTGCTTTAGCAAGTTTCATTTCATTACCTAAAGAATCTACCACTTTAGATGTTCTATCTTCTTTGATATAATTTTTTAGTTTTTTACTGGTGTTATTATCTCCTAGTTTATCTGTGATAAATGCACCTGCTGTAGCTCCAGCATCCACTATGTTTTCTACGCTTTTAGTTAATCCTTTGTTCAACAAATAAGCCGTAGTCGTAGCTGTGGCTGGTACTCTTTCTTTTAAGTTTAAAATATAATCTGTTAAAATATTACCGGTTTTATTATATTTTGATTTATTTTTGTTTTGTTCAGCTAGTAATTGACCTGCATATTGATTATATTCTTGTCCTTCTAATCCTGACGTATCAAGTTTTAATCTATTCTCTGTATTCAACTGATCTAATGGGTCTGTTTTATTTATTACTTTGTTTGTTGCACCTTTTGCTTTTTCGCTAAAAGTGTTATTAGCAATATTGCTTTGGTTTTTAATGGGTGCTAATTGATTTTTATTATCTTCCACTTTTTTAGTGTCTTTCTTTGTTGATTTGATACTATCAGCACTCTTCATTTCATTATTAGTGTTATTGGTTATAAGTTCATATTTTTTAGTTCTTTCATTATAGAAGTAGAATTTATCGTCTTTTGAATATACTTTCCAATTCTTTCTATTTTCATAATCTACTTTACTATATTGTCCTAATGTTTTACCTGTGTCAGTATACCCATCAGCATTTACTTTTGAAGTGGTTTTATTAGTTGTGGTTTTAATAGGCGCTAATTGATTGCTATTTGTACTACTTGTATCTGTTTTAGTTGTTTTCTTTACTGTGGTTTTGATAGGTGCTATTTGCCCACTATCCACTTGCTGTCTTATATTTTGAGCATAATTAGAATTCCCAGCATCTATGCTTTTTTGTACTATGCCCTCTAACCATGCATCTTTTTTCTTTTTAGCCATTTACATCACCTACTTTGCTCTATAAATAATTGCATAATATTGAGTGCCTTTTACTTTACTCATTTTTTCGGTTCCTTTAACCTCTACTTTCCCACTGTTTTTTATTTTATCTATTTCCGCTTTTGTTCCTGTATAAGTAACCCAAGCGTTTTTGTTAGAATCGGTTGTATTGGTTTTAGTAGATTTATTAGATGAGCTACTAGACCCTTTTGAAGAACCGCCACTACTCTTTGAGGCATAACTCCTAGCAAGTTGTAAATTAAATTGTCTTTGTTCTTCTGCAAGTTCATTTTCTGTATTAATCTGATTAAGTACATCTTTCCATCTATTGTAGTATCTATCTTCAGTTTCGTTTTTAGCTTGTAATTGTTTTTCAAGCAATGTATTCTTATATTGAAATCCTTGTAAGGATAATTCTAGTTTTGTTTTAAGAGTATTATAAGCAATTTCAGCCAAAGCAGAGTTATTAGCTAATTGTGCTTCTTTAATAGAGTTATCATACTCTGTATTTGCCCTAATAAAGCCTTCCCTAGCCGTTGAAATACGGTTCTGATAGGTATTATACATACTCACCTGAGAACTCTCGCTATAGCCTGTTCTATTCATTCCTAGAGTAGCTTCTTTTTCTGCGTTAGCTCCATACCTATTACTTTGTTTTTGCCAATCGGCATACGCCCCTTTTTGCTCTTTTGTATAGTCTTTTTGTAACCAATCTTTTTGTTGTTCTATCTTTTCAATAGCAAAATCAGTATTAGCTTGTTGTAGTTCCTGTTGCTTTGTTCCATAGTCTTCTGCGGCTTTAATCTGGTCGTTGTAATACTTATCACTATTATTTATCATATTGTTATAAAGATTATTAACTTCATTTAAAGCCGTTTGTTTTTCTGAGTTTACCTGTTGAAATCTTTTATCGTTATAATCTACAGCCATTATTTACCTCCTATCTTTTAACATAGCTTCCTACGTATGATTCTAAAGTTGCTGAATATAAACTAAATGGTTTTTTAGAAGCAAACTTTAATTGAATACTTTTCCATTTCTTTTGCTTTATTCTAGGAACTACATATCCTTTCGTATTAATATATTTTTTTATAAACTTATATGGTTGATTATCCCTTTTAGCGTAAATATTAATTTCTTTTCCTTCCATATCTACTGTGCAACCTTTTTTATTGGTTATCTTCTGATACTGTGGGTATCTAAACTCATCTTGCATAGTAGTCCAATATGATTCTATTTCTGTATCTTTTTTAGTTAATGTATAAATAGTATCTTCAGAGCATAAATAAAGTTTTCCGTTCTTTACGAATGAATTGGAAATCTCTTTATCCATTTCCCAATAAAACCATTCATATTCATAATGATTATTTACCGTTGGTCTTGTCCTACTATCTGCTAGATATATCTTATTACCTATTACTACCAACAAGTAACCAGCCCATTCCGTTAAGAACATATCGTCATATTTTTCTTCATTTAAAAGTCTATTATCAATAAATGTACTTCTATGAGCAATCGCTTGTTCGGTTGTAACATCTCCGCTTATTGCTTCCATGCCATTATCACTAAAGAAACAAATAGTATCGTTAAAGTTAATTCCTGTCGTCTGACATCCTGTTGAAATAGATGAATGAGTAGATGGGTATATTTTCCCATAATCACTATCTATCGTTGGGTTATGATAGAAAATAGTTGTATTACTTTGACTTGGTTCTTTCATTACCCATATAGCATTATTTCCTGCTACTAACGCCCTAATAGCACTATCGTTTGTTCCTTCTTCATAATAATCTAAATCACTTATATAAGTTGGATCATTTAAAGAACAATGAAATAAAACGTTTGGATAGTCATTATTACCACTAAAGAATACTCTATTATCAAATACTTCTAATAGCGTACAATTTTCTATCCTCTGTCTATACCCTTCTCTAGTTTTCTTATATTGAATCATTACATTATCTTCACCATCTGTTAATGGTACTGATGGTGCTGTTGTAAATGTTACAATCCCCTTTTCATAGTTAGTAGTAAATCCTGTCGTAACTTCTTCAAAGTCTATATCTTCACGAATCCATACTCTGACTTGTTCTTCATCAATGTTTTGTGCGTCTAAATGGTATTCAGTAGATTCGCCATCAGCACAGAACGTATTTCTCCTATAAGGTGTAAGTAAATTAACGTCTTCATGTATTACTCCGCCTTGTGCTGGACTTCTACTTATTGAAGTCGTTGGTACATAACCTTCTACTTCTGATATAGTCGTTCCATCATATACCAAGTATTTATTACTATCCATGATGTATAATTTGCTATCGTATACAAAATAATTGCTTTTATGTTCTGCCATACTAGAGTAAATAGCATTAGTGCCATCATAAAGTTTTGTACCACTATGTACTATTAAATGGTCGACATTGTTATATTCATAAAAAAAGAGACCATGAATATCAGCATCATATTTTTTATACAATTCTGTATCCGGTCTCGTCTCTACGCATTTTCCCACTTTATTACTATAATTTTTCCACATGTTTAAAGCGTCTGGAGAACGGTTTAATGATACCTCGTCACCTCTTGATGAAAAATCTACACCAGAAAAGTTTTTATAGTTTCTCGTTATTAAACTTCCACTTATCTGTGTAGCCATTAGTCAATTCCTCCATCAATATAAGCAACCATAGTACCATATTTTGTATCTAATTCCTGTAGTAATTGTCTATATCTGTCAAAGTATATATGACCATATTGACTAGACACATCACTCTTTAATATGTCCCCAGCTACTCCATAAGGCATTATTTCAAGTACATCTCTTGATAATTCAAACTCATAATTATCTTCCGTATTTCTGTCAATTTGTGTTGGGTATTTATAGTAATATATTTTAGCTGTTCCTGTTTCATTGAAAATAACTTCATTTAGATTGATATCAGCATCTATTCCTTTAATAGTGTTTAATTGATACATATCATCTGCTATTTCATTTAAAAGTTTTATATCCCCTTCTGTAACCTCTATCTCTTTTATAGCAGGTATTTTTTTGTGCCTAGCAAGTTCATTTTGTATCTGGTTAATAACACCATTCATTTTAAGAGCTAAATCTTCATCTTCTGTTAAATCGTCGGCATCTTCGTTGTATTCTTCTATCATGGCATATACTTTATCTTTCATTTCTTCTAAAGTCATATAATCACTCCTTTGGGTTTATATCTGTATTTTCTTTGTAAATGTTTTTAACATCTTTAATTTCTTGTTCCAAATCTTTTAGTTTATACATAGGAACATTAGGAATAATATATCCCTCTACTTCACTCCATATTAAAATTGTTCCTTCTTTTAATTTTTGAGTAAGTTCACTATGCTCTTTAGATGTAATTCCGTCATATTCGCTTTTTCTATCTATAATTGTTTTAAGTGTCAAGTTTTTAAGCGTTTGTTTAACTTCTCCGTTGTCAGTTTCCTCGTCAAAGGTCGTATCCTTTGTTACTGTCCGACCATAAAATTGTTTTAGGTTTGGTCTTACTGTAAATAGCTCGTTATTCATGATATATCCTCCTTCTCGGCCGTGTTTATGGGAGTTGCACCCATCTACCTCTTAACACGATAAAAAGGGCTATACACCCTTATTTTACATTGCTGTTTTCATAACATAGATTTCGTTTGGTCTTACGATTTTAGCGCCGAATACATATAAACCTTTAACTGCATCAGTAAATGCATCTTCAGGTCTATAGTGTTCAACTTTTTCAATTTGTTCAGCAAATGCGATAGCTTTATCAGTTCTTAAAATATTATAGTAAACGTTATCAGTAGAACCAGAACCGTCAATACCAGTTGGTAGTAAGTTTTCAATACATACAAAAGCGTTGTTGATTTTTCCAACTGCTCCTTTTTTAAGAATGTCAGGGTTATTAGTAGAAAGTTCAGTTAATTGTTGTCTATAAGTAGTGAATACTGCTGGTGCTAATTCTAAGTAGAAAGTAT